TTTAGTTAATCTTTCTAGATCAGCTGTGGCTTCTGATTTCATAGCAGCGCCGTTTAGTGAGCTACCGCCACCTGGTCCTGCAATTTGAGCAAACTTTTCGCGAGCTTGCCCTAACATCATTTTGCAATTGGCCAGGGTGTAGTCTTTGATCCACTGTCCTGCATAGGTATCTTCAATGATAGCAAAGTCTGGTTTAGTATTATAGACCTGTATCATTACTTCTTCAAAACCCCTTGGGCGTTGTTGAATAGTTAATTTACGGCTTTGAGGATGCCATGTAAAGTTGATAAAACTTCCAAACATTTTGCCCACTAATTCTTGATATTGTGCAAATAATTCGTAGGTTAATAAGCCGCCCATGTTTGTGGATGATAACAAATAGGTGTTAGTGTAGGCCATGTTGAACGGTTCAAACACGGTACCGCCCGATCCGTTGCCACTACGTGATCCAACGCTTCTACGGAAAATCTGTCGAACTTGTTGAACTTCTTTAGGTAAAATGTAATCGTTTTGATCTTGCTGTAGTGTTAAAAACAGATAGCTTTCTTCTACAGCATTATCTGAACGTTGGCGAAAAACTCCTAAACTTCTATTTAGGGCAGTTTCGTAATGTATAGGATCTAGTTCTATATCAATCATGCCGTCGCCCAGCATGGCTTTACAGTAGTCGTAAACGCTTTGTTTGGATTGATCAATTTGGCTCATACTGTTATTTATCGTAGCGGTAAATATACTACTATGCCAAGACTCAGTTTATACCGTCCCGAAAAGGGCAATGACTACAAATTTATAGATAAAACCGCCTGGGAAATGTTTCAGGTTGGCGGAACTGATGTACTTGTTCACAAGTATATTGGTCCGGGATCTAGCAACGATATTACTCCTTCTACTCCTAGTTATACAGGAGATAGTGTTAGTAATATTCAAGATTTATTATTTTTAGAAAATAGAGATAGAAAATACGATCCCGATATCTATCAATTGCGGGGTGTATACAGTCTGCAAGATATCGATTTTAATCTAAGTCAGTTTGGTTTATTTTTACAAAACGACACAATTTTTATTACATTTCACATCAACGATACTGTAGAAAAATTAGGTCGCAAAATTATATCAGGCGATGTTATAGAACTACCTCACCTAAAAGATGAGTATGCTCTTAACGATTTACAATTTGCTCTAAAACGTTTCTTTGTGGTTGAAGAAGTTAATCGTGCAGCCGAAGGATTTTCAATAACGTGGTATCCTCATCTATATCGTGCAAAATGCAAACCCCTAGTAGACAGTCAAGAGTTTAAAGAAATATTAGACGGAGCGGCAGGCGAAGGCAGTGATTACACTCTACGAGATATCATGTCTACATATGAAAAAGAAATGCAGATTACACAGGCAGTTCTTGATCAAGCTGAATCAGATGCTCCTAAGAGCGGATACGATACCACTCGCCATTACATGATACAAAAAGATGCGGAAGGAAGAGTTGAACTTGTGGATGCATCTACAACCGCTTCTTTAGCCAGTTTCCAAACACAGGCCACAGATGCTGAAGGTAATTTATTATTCGATGCAGATAATAATCCTATATATGTAGGTTCTACAGCAAGCACCATTTATCAAAGTCCAGAATACAACGGTCCTATGATTGGCGACGGTGATGGTATCCCACCAAACGGTGCACCGTTCACTGCAGGAATTACGTTTCCTATTGCTCCGTCGGTTGGACAATTTTGTTTACGAACTGATTATCTACCCAAGAGATTATTTAGGTATAGCGGAACTCGTTGGGTAAAAGTAGAAGATGTAAATAGAATGACTATGAGCAACATGGGCTACGAAGATGTAGTGGCCGGTGGCTCTCCTAACGATGTGTTCTTAGATAAAGATGTAAGAATAACGCAAAAGACCAGTTTCATTAATAACCCTGCAGAAACTAGGATCAATGGGCACACAGTTAAAGAAAAACAAAGCCTTTCAAAGGCACTTAGACCAAAGGCAGACGAGTAATGGATTATTTTTATGACGGGCAGATAAGACGATATGTCACGCAGTTTATGCGTGTGTTCATAGGTTTTAAATATAAAACTGGCGACGGTACACTGAGCCACGTGCCTGTAATGTATGGCGATATGACTAGACAAGTGGCCAGCATTATTAAAGATAACAGTGAGAACAAAATGTCCACTGTGCCTAGAATTGCCTGCTATATTTCAGGACTAGAAATGGACACCACTAGACTAGCCGATGCCAGCTTTGTGAGCAAATTACATGTTAAAGAACGTGCTTGGGAAGATGTTGGTAGCGAAATAGAATACAAAAATTTTCAGGGTGCCGGTTATACAGTTGAACGACTAATGCCTACTCCATTTAACCTGTCAATGAAAGCTGATATATGGACTTCAAACACTGATCAAAAATTACAACTAATGGAGCAGATCCTAGTTCTATTCAACCCTAGTTTAGAAATACAGACCACTGACAACTATATTGACTGGACCAGTCTCAGTGTTATCGACTTGTCTACATTAAATTTTAGTTCTAGAACTATTCCTCAAGGAGGCGATAGTGAAATTGACATTTGCTCTATTGAATTTAAAATGCCAATTTATATTAGCCCGCCTGCTAAGGTCAAGAAGTTAGGTGTTATTAGAAATATTGTGGCCAATGTATTTGGCGAAAGTGGCGATGTACTTAATCTAGATGATTTGATCTATGCCGGAAATGGCAATATGATTCATACTAGAAATGTCAGCGGAAACTTTAGAATATTATTATTAAAAAGCAACAACGATCAAGCCAACGACTTTGATGTATCAATTGTTTCTCCTAATGAAGTTATATTAGCTAATAAATTGGAACCTCCTACAAAGACCAGCGACCCAATTAATTGGAATACTATAGTAGATATATACGGCGGGTATATTTCTGGCATTAGCAAGATATTTTTCTTACAAGCAGATGGCAACGAAATGGGTGGTACTTTTGTAATAAATGAATTAGATCCTACACGACTATTGGTAAATCTTGAGGATCGTCCGTCTAATACTGTAATTTTTAGTTCAGTATATCCTGCTGGTCGTACTACTATAGATGCTATTGTAGATCCCTATAAATTTAATCCTAAAAGACCCAATAAAGAATCTGCCGATCAAACTATAGTTGCTGGCACTAGATATTTGGTGTTGGATGACGTTAATACCAGTACTAATGTAGGGACTCTAGTTGACAATCCACCGTTTAACCCAACCTTTAATTATGATGGACCTGATGCTTGGAAAAATCTAAATGGCAGTGATCCTGTAATAAAGGCCAATGCTATTATAGAGTGGAGTGGTACTGCATGGGTTGATCTAATCCCAACATGGTTAGTATCTACTCCTACGCCGGCAACTAGTGCTATACAGGTCTATGCTAGAAATCAAATTGTTATCTATGACGGAGTTGCCTATCGAGCTAATGCCAACATAACCCAGGGCGAAAACATTAAGGTGCCGTTGGACAATGACAAGTTTGACGAAATCAGCTTGTTGTTTCAAAATTTAAAAACAGGTATTCAATATCGCTGGGGTACCGACGGACAATGGATGAAGAGTTTTGAAGGTGAGTACATGTCAGGATACTGGAGGTTTGATCTAGATCCGTTATAAGTAATAGATGCAACAACGTGCCGGATTACTTTTCCTTGCTAAATCTACTAGTAGAATTTTACTGATCTTAGAAGATCAAAAATGGACTGTGCCTACATTTCCTAGAAGTTCTACACTTTTAGAAGATGCTGATCAACTGATGTCTGACTATGCTGTGGGTAGAATATTGCCAATTGAACTATATCTCAGTGAAGATCGTGGATTTGAATACGGAACATATGTTTGTCTAACTGATTTGGAATTTTTAACTACTGCAAGTCAAACAATCTGCTGGGCAAACGTCGATTGTCTTCCTAAAAATTTACATGGCGGGTTAAAGACCACATTAAATAATCAGCTCATTAGAGCAAAAATTGATACTATACTGGTGCTAGAAAATGATTCCAAAAATACAAAATAGTCAACGTTTCATAGACGACTACAAAAACTATCAAGAAAGGATTATAAAAATATCCAATCAATCAGCCCAACAAGAACTGACTGATCTCTTAGTAAAGTTGAAAGAACAAGTATCCTATATTGATCGTAGCCACGACAGTATGATGATTACCGGAAGAATAAGCAGTGAGGTTTCTGATCTACGTTCAAATTTGATAACAATCAAAAAATCGTTAGATCAGAAACTGGTTCACTGGGAACGTATCGAATCCAATTAAGCCTGCGCTTCACCCCAACGTAAAATAATCGACGCTGGTACCGCAGTTCCCGTGACCTTATAAACGTTAATAGCTAGTACGTCTGGACCATTAGGAAAAGCTCCTCTGCCTCCGATCGCTGTAGCAGTCAACTCTTTCAGTTCACCTAGATCTAATTCATTAGTACTTCCTGGAGTTGAAATAAAGGAAAATACCTGTTCGCCCGGAAGAGCTGCCGGGAAATCTCCAAACTGGAATGTTATGCTAGCTGCTGCTGCAATCGAAGTGTTTGCATTCTGTGTGAATGTGACTCGTCGAACTGTGGTGACTCCTAGTGTTCTGGTTGTAACTGCTGACACCGAAGTTCCTGCAGGAAATTGAGTAGTTGACGTATCCACTCTGGTACCGATAGTTGCTCCTGATGAGTTCCATGATGCATTTGTAAAGAACAAAAAGTTAGTGCTTGCATATGATGCCGCAGTTTGTGGAATCTGTACAGTCACTGATATTGCAGAGTTAGCAGGTGAGTTTGCACTGGCATTTGAACTCATGGTAATAATAGTATAGGGTATAGTAGCAATAGTAAGTGCAGTTCGCTGAGCGTTAATAACTGTTCTATTTCCCACAAGATAAGTGGCATTAATCAAAATGTCTCCAATCTGTAATCCGCTAGCATCGTACTGAGCGTTAGTGATAATAAATGTGTTTCTATCAATCCTAAATGAATTATTATGAGTGCCGCCTGCAAGAGTTGCAGGAGTTGTAACAGTGGTTTGCACAAGTCCTGCTACTGATGCTGAGGCAGTGGTTAATGCAATACCGCCCCAGTTGATAGAACCACCAAGTGCAATTTGTGTAAAACTTGGCTGACCACCTGCGCCAGAACTTTGAAGGCCTGTCCAAATAATATTACTTGGGTTTGCGGGATAATTTCTAGGATTTAATACTCCTTCGACAACCAAAACACCCGTACCGCTATCAGCAGCAATAGAAATACTCTTTAATAACAATTGTGCTCTGTTTAGGAGATCACGTTCCCCTAAGTCCCCTACAAGTGCATTTGACACACTAGGAGCCAATCGAATCATAAACGCTGTTTGTTTAGTGGTAGTCACGTTGATCGCTGCTGCCGCATAACTGAAAATATATCCTCGATCCTCGTCAAATAATCCGTCTGTTAATAGTGCAGACCCCCAATGACTGATTGTAGGAGTTAGTATACAGCTAATTAAATTAACGCCAACTCCAGCAGCGTGTGTTGTTGCTGTACTACCAGTAAATGATCGATTTAAACCTGCAACAAAGTTATTCAAACTGGTTGCTCGTGTGCAGCCAGTTAGTGTGTCGCCAGACTTATTAGAGTATGAAATAATTTCATTGTCAACATATACCGTGCCTGCATCTGGAAATCTAGCTGCATTTGTTAGTGTCATTTATGTTGCAGACGAATTTATTGCTGTTTTTAATTTACTTCTTGCTGATGCATTTTCAACTTCATATCGAACTGGCAAGTTAGCTGTACGCATGTATGCTTCTGTGTTTACGTTTGAATTACGAATTCTATGCAAGAAAATAAACTTACCGTCTGATCCTCTGATCATAAATTCAATAAATCCAGCAGCATACCAAGAGTATTGAATACCGATCATCTGCATTCTGCAGACATCAATATTGTATCCCGAAGGGCCTGTACCGTCTGCCTTGTCCATGTTCCATTCACGTTGAGGAATAATTAATTCTGTAATCACGCACAATTTAGCACCGCTGATATTATTCACACCGCGCCAGTCAGGAGTCACGGTCATTTGAGTATTGCTGGTAATGCCAGTAACTGTGTGCGTCATTCCTCTTAACACAACTTTGTCTCCGGCTTTTAACTGTTCAGCAAGACGTGTACCATTTCCGTTTATGAGATTACTTTCAATGTTTATAGACACTGTACCTGTTAACTGCTGAGTACTGCTTCGTCTAACAAGAGCCATTTCTCGACCATCGTATTGATAAAAAATTCCGTTCTGTTCGTCAAACGCTCCTACTCTAACTGTGGATCCATGCCAGCTTCTTGCCAACATCCTAGTGTCAGACCCTAACTCAGCGGTTGTTGTTGATAGCGGAACCACTGACCTTACTGTAAATGTTCTAGAGCTAAGTACAGATTCTACAGTGTATACACCGTTGTATTCGAATGATACCATACCAACAATTTCAATAGTGGCTCCTGCTTGTGCTCCATGATCTGTATCATCTGTGGTAATAGTAATAATACTATTTGCTGCTAAACCGGTTGAAGTTGCCGATGAAATGTTATAACTAGGAGCAAATAATGCACCTGTAGTATACATCATTCCTTTACCAGATTGGTATCGAATGTATTTTTTGCTTTGTCGAATTGCCTGCGATCCGTATTGCGGACCACCGGTGCCTAACTGAACACCACCATCAAACGGTCTATGTGTAAAAAATGTATCAGGCCTAGCATATATTGCTCCTGTAATAGTAGAAGTAGAATTGATAGTTCCAGTAGTTCTTGCTGGATATCTAAATCTAGTATCAGACGGAACTTCAGTAATAACAAATGGGCCAGCTGCTACTTGATGGTTAGCCGATGTCAGTGTAATTGCCTGTGCTGTGTTCGATGAAGGCACCACTGACACAAACTTGTCAGGTGCTCCTGAGTATGATGCAAATGCAATAGCTTCATAGGCAACAGTTGCAGCGCTAGATCTCTCGGTAAAACTACCGGTTTCTCCAGTAAATGACGTTAATAGTAATCCGGCACTGTCTGCTACTATTACAAAGTTTTCGTCTCCAAACACTAGATCATTCCACGTTCCAGTTATTGGTAATGTGACTGCTGACCATGTAGTTCCGTTAGTTGAAAGTGCAGCTACCGCAGTATTTCTTGCTACTGCTAAAAATCTAGAGTTGCCAAATGTCACAGCATTCCACGTCGAGCTTGCAGGCAAGGTTGAAGCAGTCCAGTTTGCACCGTTGTCTACAGAATAAGCTGCTGCTGTACCGCCAGTGGCTACAGCTACAAAGAACGACGAAGTACCCACTGTACCTCCAGACACATCTTGCCAAGTGGTTGAACTTGGTAATGTGGCAGCTGTCCAAGTAATACCATCTACGGAATACGCTGCCTGAGCAGATCCGCTTCTTACAGCAACAAATGCACCATTGAAATAGGCTACAGAAGTCCATGTTCCCGACGCTGGCAATGCGCCCATAGCCAGCCAGGTTGCTCCATTGTTTGTGGAATAATTTCCAACAGTACCACCACTAGAAATAGCCACCCAGTATGTTGTAATGCCTATTGGTCCCGCAGCAATACTGGTCCATGTTTCCCCTGCGGTTAAAGTTCCGCCGGCAGTCCATGTTGTTCCATTACTAGAAACTGCTGTGAAAACACTACCTGATCTAATAGCAACGAATCTACCACCAAATCCGGCCACATCAACCCATGTACCGGAACTTGGAAGAACTGTTGCAACTGCGTTTACTTCCGGAGCAGGAGTTGAAGTAATATTGGCTAGTATGGTTGCACCGGGAACCAGTCCGTGTTTGGATGGAAAGTCAACTTGTATAGTACCGATTGCACCAACATCTAACGCTGTTCCAGATGGCAGTTCACCAGTTAGTGCTTCACTTAAAGTCAACGAAGGGTATATTGTAAAACCTTGACCGGAGAATGGTGTACCACTGGCACCAGCTGAATTAATTACGCCGCCAGTTGAATTAGAAACTGTTACTATAACATCGTTTAATGGGCTTGCTCCTCCCACACTAGTACCAAGAATTCGAATCTTGTTGCCATTTCTATAACCAGTGCCACCGTTTGTAACTTGACTGGAATACGATCCGGAAATACGTTCTATTGTAAATTGTGCTCCTACACCTGCATTTAATACATTAGTAGATGTAGGTGCTAGATAATTTCCATCTCCTGTCGCACCGACTGGTGTGCCAATCAGTTCCCAGTCAACTATTACGCCACCAGTGACACCGTTGACTTGAATAACAATGTTGTTAGCTGGACTAGTTCCGCCAAAGCTGGTTCCGGCCCACGTCACAGTATCACCTGGTAGAAAGTTTGTTCCGCCGGAGGCCAACGACACTGAATATTCGCCAGTTCCTCCTGTTCTTATAACAGTAATAGTTGCACCAGCACCTGCTATACTGGTTGTAGATGATTGGCTAACTGCGGTATACGTTGCGCCACCAGAGAAAGCTGTTCCACTATAGCTAAATCCAATAATTGCACCACCGCT